ATTTCATTTCAAACAATAAAAATAATTGAAGAAAGATTACAATTTGCATTTATGTTAAATGCGTCTGTTCAAAGAAATAATGACAGAGTTACTGCTACAGAAATTAATTATGTATCAAAAGAACTTGATGATAGTTTAGGTGGTTTGTATTCTTTGTTATCTCAAGAGTTACAATTACCTTTAATTAATAGATTAACTCATCAAATGGAAAAGAAGAAAGCTTTACCTCCTTTACCTAAAGACAGTGTACGTCCTAAGATTGTTACAGGACTTGAAGCATTAGGTAGATCTAGTGATTTACAAAGATTAAATACATTTGTTAATCAACTACAACCATTTGCAGATCAGTTAATGACTTATTTAAATTTAGAAGAATATGTAAAAAGAGTTGGTACATCTTTAGGAGTAGAGATGAATGGCTTAATTAAATCACAAGAGCAAATTGCACAAGAACAACAAGCAATGCAAGAGCAAATGATGATGCAACAAAATTCCCCTGTCGCTGTAAAAGAAGGCATGGGTATGGTCAGGGATAGCGTTAAACAAGATAGGGAAGAAAATAATAATAAGGAGAACTAATGGTCGATAAAATTGACGTACCTGCTGAAGAAGGAGTACAAGAAACTCAAGAGCATAGAGATGCTATGGAAGCTAAAGTAGATGCAAACAATACAGTTGAAGTTGAACAAGCACCAGAAGCTGTTGAATCAAAACCAATACTTGGTAAATTTAAAACACAAGAAGATTTAGTTAAATCTTACCAAGAATTAGAAAAGAAATTAGGAGAGAGTAAACCTCAAGAAGAAGCTCCTAAAGAAGAATCAAAAACTGACACACCAATTAATTTTGATTTTACTTCTGCTCAAAGAGAGTTTGAAGATAATGGTGAGTTAAGTGAAGAAACTATTTCTGGATTAGAAAAAGCAGGTTTACCTAAATCATACATTGATAATTATATTGCAGGCTTAGACGCTGTAGCAAAACAATTTGAAACCCAAGCTTATGAAAGTGCAGGTGGAGAAGAAAATTATAAAAGAATGACTGATTGGGTAAGTAATAATCTTTCTGAATCAGAAGTTAAACAATTTAATGATAACATAAGTAAAGATAATGAAACTGCATTGTTTACTATTAAAGGTATGTATGCTCGTTTCTCATCTGAAAGTAAAGAACCTATGTTAACAACTGGAGAAACATCTGTACCAAACTCTGGAGCTACATACGAAAGTATAGGCCAAATGAAAGCAGATATGGCTAGTCCTCAGTATGCTACCGATAGTGCATTTAGAAAAATGGTAGCAGACAAGTTAGCTAGATCAAAAGTTATTTAATAAAATTCTATGGACAAATTGCTAGTCCTTGAATAGCAGATTAAAAGTAAGACGAAACCCGACTGAGGTTGGACAATTCCGACACTGAAATTAACTAGCTCTATTAGCAAAAACCTAAACAAAAGGAGATATATATATAATGTCAAATTATACTGTATCAAACATTGGGCAAAATGCGGGATCTGGCTCTACAACAGCTAGCTTCCTCAAGGTTTTTAGTGGAGAAGTAATTACAGCCTTCGAAACTGCAAACACTACCCTAGACAAACACATGGTTCGGACTATTAGTTCGGGCAAGTCGGCACAATTTCCAATCGTTGGAAAAGTTACTACGGCGGCGTACCATACGGCAGGAAACGAAATCACTGGCGGATCTGTAACTCACAATGAGAGAACAATCTCTATTGAGAATCTACTTATCGCTCCAGTTTTCATTTCGAAAATCGATGAAGCTATGAATCATTTCGATGTTAGATCAATCTACACAAAAGAAATGGGTAGAGCTTTAGCGAGCCAAATGGATAAACACGTTTACCAAAACTTAATCTTAGCATCAAGAGCAAGTGCGGCATCGCCACAAGCGGCTGGCCAATCTATTACTGATGCTGACTTTAACACTAATGCGGCATCTGCGGCGGCAAGTATTTTTGCTGCGGCTGAAAAGTTAGACGCTTTAGATGTACCTGCGGAAGATAGATATGCAGCAGTTTCACCTGCGGCTTACTACAATCTGATTCAAGGTACTACTGTTATAAACAGAGATTGGGGTGGAAACGGTTCTTACTCAGAAGGTAAAGTTTTAAAAGTTGCAGGCATTAATATAATTATGTCTAACAACATACCTTCTACAAACATTTCTTCTGGCGTTGCTCAGGGTTCTTCTACAAATTTTGCAGGGAACTTCTCAACTACAGTTGGTTGTGTTTGGCAGAAAAATGCAGTTGGAACAGTTAAGTTAATGGATCTGTCTACAGAAATGGATTACCAAATCCAAAGACAAGGTACATTAATGGTTGCTAAATACGCTATGGGTCATGGTGTACTTAATCCAATTTGTGCAATTGAAATCAAAACTTCGTAATTAATTTTACGATTTTATTCATGGGGCGAGTTCATAAAAACAGCTCGCCCTGTGCTAACAAAATTTAAATATGACAACAGTAAGTAGTAAATTAGAAAGCGTCAATGTAATGATGACGGCGATAGGAGAAAGTCCTGTTAACACAATTACATCTTCAACTACAACAGACGTTTCTATTGCAATACAAATTTTAGATAATGTTTCAAGAGAAGTACAAAGTGTAGGTTGGCATTTTAATACAGATACTAATTATACACTTACAAGAAACACAGCTAATCAAATTGAGTTACCTTCAAACTGTCTAAGAGTAGATACCTCTAATAGTGATGCTAACTTAGATTTAGTTGAAAGAGCAAGAAAACTTTGGGATAGAGAAAACCATACTTATGTTCTTACTAAAGATATAAAAGTAAACATAACTTGGTTATTAGAATTTACTGAATTACCAGAAACAGCAAGAAGATACGTTACAATCAGAGCTACAAGAATATTTCAAGATAGAATGTTAGCTTCTGAAACTTTACATAGATTTCATCAAGTTGATGAACTTCAAGCTTTATCTGCATTAAAAGAACACGAAGGAGATACTAGAGATCATAGTATTTTTGATAACTACAGTACATTTAGAGTTTTAGATAGAGATAATTATCAACCGATGAAATCAACAATTACTGATGAATAATGCCAGCCAGATTAATTTCCAATTCAATTCCAAATTTATTGAATGGGGTTTCTCAGCAACCAGATACAGTTAAACTACCAAATCAAGCTAGTGTTCAAGAAAACGGTTTGTCAGATATTATTTCTGGTTTAGGTAAACGACCACCTACAGAACATATTGCAAAATTAAATACTGATACTTTAACAAATAGTAAAGTACATATTATTAATAGAGATAGCTCAGAACAATACGTTGTCTTAGTAAACAATCAAAGTATTAAAGTATACGACTTAGCGGGTAATGCTAAAACTGTTGTTGTACCAGATGGAGTTTCTTACTTAACATCGACAGCACCACAAGATGATTTTAATTTAGTTACTGTTGCTGATTACACTTTTATTGTTAACAAAACAAAAGTTACAACTAAGTCTGGATCTACTGCTACAGCTAGACCAGATGAAGCCATCTTTTATGTTAAAAATGGACAGTATAATACTACTTACGAAATAATAATAGACGGATCATCAGTAGCTAGTTATCAAACTTTGGATAATTCTAGCTCTGGTAATTCTAGTTCTATTACAACAGATAACATAGCAACAGAATTATATAACGACTTAAATAGTAATTTAAGTGGTTACTCAGTAACAAGAGATGGTTCTATTATTCATGTATCAAAAACTTCTGGTACATTTACAGCTTCTGTATCAGACGGTATAGGTGGCGATGGTCTTATTATGGTTAAAGATAAGACTAACTCATTTGCTGATTTACCATACAAAGGTGTTACAGGTTTTGTAACAGAAATTGTAGGAGATGGTGGTACTGAGTATGATAATTATTTTGTTTATTGGGACGGTAATGCTTGGGTTGAAACTGTTAAAGACGGTTTAGACAACTCATTTGATGCCTCTACTATGCCTCATCTTTTAATAAGAACGGCAGACGGGAATTTTAGATTTTGCAAAGCTGACGGTTCAACTTACACGGTTAGTGGTACAGATTACGAGGAGCCGAGCTTTGCAAGCCGAACAGTTGGCGATGAAACAACAAGTCCAGATCCTACATTTATAGGAAGAAAGATTAATGATATTTTCTTTTATAGAAATAGATTAGGTTTTTTATCTGATGAAAATGTAATATTTTCTAAAGCAGGTAAGTTCTTTACCTTTTGGGCTACAACAGTAACTACATCAGTAGATGACGATATGATTGATTTAGCGGTTAGTCATAATAAAGTTTCTATACTAAAGTATGCTGTACCTTTTAATGAACAGCTTGTTTTATTTTCAGATCAAACACAATTTACACTTGATGCAGAAGAAGTATTGTCTGCTAAAACAGTTTCAATTAATCAAACAACTGAATATGAAATTGATGATAGTTGTAAGCCGTTAGGAGTAGGTCAAAACATTTACTTTGGTATTTCTAGAGGTAGTTTTGCAGGTGTTAGAGAATACTATGTTAATACTGATACTGAAATTAAAGATGCTTTAGATATAACAGTTAACTTACCAAGATACATTTCAGGAAGTATTACAGGATTGAAAGGTTCTTCTAGTGAGAATACTGTGTTTGGATTTTCATCTGGAGAAAGAAACTCTTTATTTGTTTATAAATATTATTTTGATGAATCTAAAAAAGCCTTACAAAGATCTGGATCTAAATATATTTTCTCTACAACAGATGTACTCTTAGATGGTGATTGTATTCAAAACTTTTTATACATCGTA